GCTGGCAATTTCGTATTTGGTCAAACCGGTTGAGTTTGGACCACTGCCAACCATTCCAATAGGGCGAAGACCAAAACTTGTTTCGGCATTTGCCATTTTCAGTCTCTTTCCTTAGTTTAGTAGCCAATCACTGTTTTTGTGGGCCACCGAAGGTTACACGAGATTGACGATCAGGTTTATTGATCGTCATCGATGAATGGGAGTTCTCACGCATCAGATCATGATCAACAGCATCCATCAGATCAGTGCTTCTCTGTCTGAAATACTGTGTGCGTTCCTCTACGGTTTCAAGAGAGATACGAGCGAGAACAAGACCGCCAACACCAAAAATACCTTCGAACCGTCCTGAATCTATAATAGGGGCTTCAAAATCAGGGTACTCATCGGCCCTCACCAATTCGTAACCTTCGCGGATACGTGCAGAAATGTTCTGCCGATCCTCAAAGCCTCGTACTTCCGCACGAAGCCAGCGATGTTGATAGCCCTCCGGAGCAGGGGGCGCTTCTAGTCTTGACGGGGGTGACCACGGCTTACGCTTGGACGTGCTCTCCCTGGTAGTCTTAGCGCGAGAAGTACGTTTAATGGTTTCGAATTCCGTTTCCTCGGTCATTAACCTTACTCCTTCACGTATTTCGCGTATTCTTCAAGCGGCACACCCAGTTTTTTCGCTATTGCGACTTGGCTCGGGGTGAGACGAACCTTCCTAGAGCGTCCAGGCGAACCTGAACGAGAAACAGATGCAACGGTCTGAGAGGGCTTCCTTGTGCCCCCATTCAGCTTCTGCGGAAACTCGTTCCGCATACGTTTGTCAAGCTCACTATAGTACTCGTCGCTAGTCGGGTCAAACTCTTCATCCTCGACAAGTCTCTTGTGTAATCCAAAAGCTGCAAACGTCATGGCCTCGTCTTTACCGAACCATTCATTACGTGCGGCCCATGACTCTGCTTTCGGATCCGTCTCCGCTACTGGTTGTGGTGCAGCAACTTGAGCCTGCTGCTGCTGTTGTTGATACTGGGCTTGCTGTTGTTGATGCTGGGCCTGCTGTTGCTGTTGAACCTTTGCCTGATTAAGTCGTTCTTGCGCTACAGCCAATTCTGTTAATTTACGTTGTGCTACGACAACAGCATCCGTATCCCCAAGCTCCATCGCACTGCGAAGAGTATTTTCCGCGCTTTCTTGCTCACTGGTAATACGACCCCCATATTCGGATAAATAACCCTCGTCCAGGGACTTCATACGGGTTTTTAGAGCACTGGATTCATTTTGAACATTCTGAGCATACTCAATCGCTGCGTGTTCCCGACGCTCGGATTCCCTCATCCGCTTCGTCAGCTTATCGATCCGTCTTTGTACGGAAGATTGATACTCTTCTTGCTCTTCGGATACGGATACTTCCGATTCAATAATTTCTGGTTCTGAGGCGGGTTCGGTTTTTACCTCTGCCCCGCCTACCTCAACTTCAGTAGTAACCTCATCGTCCCCAAGATCGATGGTCGTTTCCTCTTGTTCAGCCATAATGCACCTTTAAAGACTTAAAATATCATCAGGATCATCAATACAAGCCAAAATCTCGTCATCATTTAAGATTCTGACTTCGCCGCCCTCAATACGAAAACGGGATCCCGCATAACGAGCAAAAATTACCCAATCGCCCTGCTCGCACCAAGGGCCGCCGGGAAACTTCTCTTTATCCTTATATGCCAGAGGGCCTACCTTAAAGACGTACCCAACAACCGTCTGGATTTGAGCGTCGTCGCGAATAGTTTCGGGAATTATAATTCCACCCTCGCTTTTACCCTTACCGCGATAAGGAAGAACAAGAATACGCCATCCGGTAGGGGACGGCATTCGTTCGATCAAGGCTTTGTCAACGAGTTTAGGGTCTAACACCCTATCTTCCGGAGTAACGTATGCGCGACCGATAAAATCATCGGCATCTTCACTTACATCCTCCAGAGTCTGGGTTGTATCGTCCAGATCTATTATCTTAGCTTCAGACTTAGTCATCCATGTGCTCCTGTTTTTCTAGCAGGCCCGAGAGTTCCTGTTGCACTAATTTAAGAGCCGTAAGCTCACCCATTAAGTTGGCATACTGCTCCATACTTTGTATACCATTATTCTCCAACACGTCCAGTATGTGTTGTCGCCTGTCTGCAATAGTCCTTTGAACAAAAATAGCAACCGGTAACGTGTCCATATCGCAGACTATTCTATGATTTACTAGAAGTCCACATAAAATCCCTTCACCGCTTTTTCTTACGACGCTTCTTTCGTGACTTACCCGCCTTGTTCAAGGCAATTGCAACAGACTGCTTTGTAGCGTAGCCCTCGCCTTTAAGCTTTCTAATGTTGCTGCTAACCGCCTTAGAACTTTGGCCTCTCGTTAAGGGCATTTAACAAATCTTAAAGCGACTCCCACGTTGAGCGGCTCCCATGCCACGCTTTTTGCCCATGGTTACTTTACCCGTGGCAGTAGACGGGCCTGCACGGCCCACGATCTTTCCATAGGGAACCTTACCCTGGCCCTTAATGTCGGCGTAGTTAGCCGCTTTTGGCGCAGTGTCTGCGGGAGCGCCCATGTGTTTTATTTCAGCCATATCAACCTCGTTGTTGCGCGTTTCGCATCTTTTCTCGTTCCGCAGCCGCGTCGATGCGGGCAAACGTCTGCTTCTCTTGACTTTGTAACCTGTCCTGGAACTCTTCGCCCTTGCGAACTTCCTTCTGTTGATCTAGCTGCAATTCGGCTTGATCCAAAGATAGATTCCCTTGATCCTTGGCCTGCTTCATTTGCAACTCTTGTTGCTTCAGACCAATCAAAGGATCTGGTTGCTGCGGTTGACCTATTAGACCAACCTGGGCGCTTAGTTCCTTCACCCGTTGCATACCTTCGGCAATAAACTGTGCCTTCATGCCCTCTATTTGCAGGCTTTGGTCGCCCTGCATTTGTTGGCCCTGCATTTGCTGCATTATTGCTGCCTGGGCCTGCTCTTCGGCCTGGATCTTCACATGCTCCATAACATGCTTTTGAAGTTCGATGGCTATTTGCGGAGTAGAAGCAACCGTTGGCGAAGAGCCAAAAACAAGATGGGCCATAATATGTGCTTCATGGTTCTGGCCTGTGAAGGCAACTAAAGGTTCCAACTGCAAAGTTCTTATGTTTTCTTCCGCAGGATCCTCTGGTTTTGGATGCCGTGACGGGGGTATATGAAGTACCTTGTCTATATCCCGAACGCCTAACGCCTCATACATACGCCGGTACACTTCATACATGTTGTGCATTTGAGGCGCTTGAGCCGCCAACTGCATTTCTGTCTGGGCAAGAGCAATACGCTGGGCCTGAGAGAAAATGTTTGGATTAGATACCGGCAGTACATCCACACGATCATCAAAATCGGATGCCATGATGCTCTGATCAGCGTTCGCTATCGTATAGGGATATTGTGCGGGCAAATAATCCGCCATGACATGTGCCAGCATCTTGAATTCCTGGCGCATGGCGTAGTGCATACGCTTATGCACGGCACTCATTACCCGCGTACCCTGCTCCAGCATCGCAATAGTAGTCCCAACGGCAGCTTGCTGGTTACCGTCACCAACTTTCAAATCTGTAATGGTCGCGAACCGTTGCCCCGCTGCAACGACAAAGCCCAAAAGCTGAAATAGCGTTTGATCCGGCCCTTTGAAGGGTAGCGGCATCAAACTGTCCCTAATCGCGCCGCCCGGAGCATCTACGTCCCTGAACTCTCCCGGTTGCAGCGGCTCATCGTCGTCTCTTATCCGCAGCCCTCGTGCTTTGAAGCCTGCGGGCAGATTTGAGAGCGTTCCGGCATCAATAAGCTGCCTTAAAGCTGCCGTAGCCGTTCTGGACAGCCCTCCGATAGTATGAATGAGCCCTAACCCATAAAATCCGAAGCCTGGGAGGAACTTATAGTGAACAAAGTATTGAATCTTGCGTTTTTTCTCGTCTTTCTCGTCGTAATTGCGTCGAATCGACAAAACTGCGCCATTATCTTGACTTATTGTCACCACATACGGGACTTTGATGCCCGTTTCCTCACCTTCTTCGTCTACTTCTTCGTACCCTTTCAGGTCTAAATTAACATGGCATTCCAGTAATGAGCAGTCGTAATCAATATTAGATGGTGAAACACCGTCTATATTGCTCATTTCCTTCGTTATATCGTCTTCTTCCGTCTGTGAGGGTAAAACGGGAACATCCAGATAAAAGCCCGATATTTGCTTCTTCCGTAGCTCATTCGCAGGCATACGAATAACTTGCGTGATGTTGGGGCACGTTTCCAGGTCATTCGCCTCGTAAGGGACGATGAGATGCTCGGCGGGAACAAACTTGCTCACTGCACGATCTAGACTCTCGTCATAATAAACCTTCTTAAAGGTACTCCCGGCCAGAGGCAGATAAAACAGCATCTGGTCAAACTCCGGCGTGTATTCCTCCATCACGTTCATAATGTAGTAGTTCATAAATTCCTTGACACGAGAAGCTTGCTCCTCCTTTTCCCGTGACATGGAGCCCATGACCACGGTTCGTACCGGACCTGAAGAGGGCAAAAGTTCGTTGAACGCCTGTGCCTGAAATTGCGTAGCAGCTTCGGCCAAAAGAGGATGCGTTACGCCTGTCGCGCCCCTGAAGGGTTCCGATCTCTCTTCGTACTTGAGGCCAAGAAGACTTAGCCCATTGGAATAGGTCTCCTCCCAATCGCCGCGAGACGCACGATTGGCCTCAAATTCTGCCATAAGCTCGTTAGATAAACCGCCAAGCTCACCGTCATCAAGAAACTCCGCAAGGTTGGAAGAAAACTCTTCCTCCCCGCCGCGAGTCTCCTGCGGATCAAAATCGACCAGAGCGCCACCGTCCTCGGAAATCTCTATCTCAATCTCTTCCGGAACGTTGTCCAGAACAGTGGAAAATGCGCCGGGAACGGCAAACTCTACGTCTTCTTCTATCTCAATAAGATTTGGATCGTCATTTTGCCGTTCCACTAACGAAACCGGAAAAGGCTCTCTGGCCATTATTTATCTCACTTCTTAAAGGCTACCACCGCGTTCCTTGACAACAACAGCTATAACCGCTGCCGCTATGCCCCCCGCGCCAATCCACGGCTGACCAAGAAAGGCAGATAAACCGACTAATACGGCAGCGCCCGCCGCCCAAGAAGAAGGCTCCTTGATGCGGTCCATTACCCATTCGCTAACTGTCAACAACATAGTCCTCTCCTTTACTACCAATAAAGTCTCCAACCGGAGCGTTCCTCATATACGCGATACGTCGGCAAAAGACCATTCCCCTTATCGTCCGACTTCTTGTGCCCGCAGTCGCACTTCTCCGGAGTGCAGTCTTCACACTCACACTCGTCACCGCATAACTGACACAGGCACTCTTTACAGGCCATCACACACCCTATTTTGTCTTCCGCTTGGTCTTCTTTTTCTTCTTCTTCTTCTTTTCCAGGTCTTTACGATACTTTTCTCTTCCCTTTTTGCTGTAAGAATACTCCTTGCCATCAAGCATCGGCATGACAAATCCTCTCTCAAAAAGTAAAGGGTTACGCTACCACACTACGGTTCATGTTCCTAGCCACACCGCATAAACCAGCTACACCTGGATTGGCACCTGGGCCATGGTCCGTGAGGCGTGGTTCCTTGGCCATGGAACGCGGCTTACCAAACATAGCCCGCGCCTCGGGGGCCATGGACGCGAGACCGCCCTCCGCGAATTTAAGCTTATATCCAAAGCCCGTACTGCCCTCAAGTTTACCCTCAAGTTCGTTTGCGTTTATATATACGTGAGCGGTTCCAAGTTTTTCGTCCCGAAACACGTTAGCAACCAAACTGCCAGAGTGTTCCGTTTCTGAGGGGGCCCCCTTCACGTCTGTTGTAGTCCGGTCAAAATGAATCCGAAAGTCCTCTCCCTGACCGATAATACCAAATCTTTTAAGCTGTGAGCCAATCGTATGTTTTATGCCGGGGCCGGATATCCCTTCCTTCGTTTTGAAAAGATCGATGTTTAGTGCCACGGAAACAGGGCCAACCCTTGCTACAGGAAGACCCTCGACCCTCACGCCCAGTTCCTCTGAATCACGCATCACCGCACCGGAGGGAGTGGTCCCGACAGCACGTTCAGGAACCTGTGTTCGAAAGCCAGTGAGCCGAGCAGGACCCACAGGAGCACTAATGCTTTCTTCTGTTATAGGTAGCCCAGTCTCAGGGGGTGGAGGATCGCCTGGAAAGCCTTTTACACTCTGTCTAAATTGAGGAACGGGTGCGTATCTAAGCTCAATATTTTCAAATGGTTGTAAGAGAGGGGGTAAAGTAACAGTCGTCGGACGAAGAACGTCTTGTGACCCTTCGCCTCCCTCGTTAACTTTTCGCATTTCCCTTTCAAGGTACTCTTGTACGAGATCTCCACCGCCCTGCATGTGCAAAACTTCGCTGGCGTAGATGGGGCCGCCGCCCGCGAACTTAGTCAAACCAGCCCGTACTTTCTTCAGCATTTCCGGAGTAAGTTTAAGACTGTGCATTTTTATGAGACCACGATCAACATCTACTATACCCGACCGAACA